AAAAACCAAGCGTTGATGGCACGCTCGATAGCCTGGAAAATCTAGTGGCAGGGCTTGGCGCTGGCACGGATAAACGCGTTCAATCTCGCTTTGTTAATCGCAAGATGATGTCTGCGGATGGAGGCCAGGAAGAGCTTAACGCTATCTATCGTACTGACTGGCTTGCTGGTAAGATCGTCGACATCATCCCTAATGACATGGTTCGCGAATGGAGAACTTTTGTTGGTGACATAAACCCATCGACAGTCGAAATATTAGAAATAGCGGAAGCTGAGCTGGCACTACGCAACGCGTTTGGCTCCGCACATAAGTGGGCGCGGCTCTACGGCACGGCGTTTATTTTGCTGGTGATTGACGACGGCTTAAATCCAAGCCAGCCAGTGCAGCTTGACCGGATAAAAAAAGGGTCGCTCAAGCATATCAAAGTGATTGATAGGCACAGGGTCAGCAATTCCGAGGTCGTGCCAATCCAAGACCCACTCAACCCCAAGTTTGGCTTCCCTGATTTTTATCGCATCAACGAGACGAGCGTAAGAATACACCACACGCGGCTAATCCGCTTCGACGGTACTGAGCTACCGTTTGACGAGTTTAGGCGTAACAACTACAACTCAGACTCAGTTATTGAGCGTTTGTACGGCCCGCTACTCAATCACGCTATAGCGGCTGACAGCGCGGCCGCAATGATCTTTGAGACCAACGTTGACATCGTTAAGATTCGAGGTCTTATGGATTACATACAAACAGCAGAGGGCGAGTCGCTAATTAGGAAAAGGTTTGCTTTAGCTTCAAGCATGAAAAGCTTTAACAACATGCTTTTGCTTGATGAGCAAGAAACGTTTGAAACAAAAAGCAACACTTTTGCGGGTCTGCCAGACTTGCTTGATCGATTCGCTCAATACTTAAGTTCGGCGTCAGATATCCCCGCCACGCGACTGCTAGGGCAAAATGCCTCTGGGCTTAGTGCAACCGGTGAGGGCGACTTAAAAAATTACTATGACATGATTAGATCGTTGCAGGTCTCTGATTACCGACCAAAGCTAAAGCAATTTGATGACATTTTAATCAGGCATCTTGGTCTTAACCCCGATGATGACTACAAGTTTGAGTTCAATTCTTTATTTCAAATGACCGACAAAGAAAAATCAGAGATACATTTATCCCGTGCTCAGCGCGATCAAATCTATTTAGACAATGACATTGTCACGCCGAAAATGGTGCTTAAAGACCTACAGCAGACCGATACTTATACCAATATTACAGATGATGATGTGGATAGCCTGCCGGATGAATCAGTGCCAGAAGAAGATTTTGCGCTGTAAATGAAAAAACGATTGTCGCAAGTAAGGCACTCGCGAAAAGTTGAGGCAGCATACGAAAAATCGCTGATAAATATTGTTAAGGCGATGCACGCTGACATTAAAAAGCGCATTGTTCCACTGCTTCGCAGCCGCGAGGGAGAGTTTGTTTTAGATTCAATGATCGATAGGTCGACTACCTTTGACGACATCACCGATGAAATAACGAAAATATTTGCCGCCATACTCGCGAAATATAGCAGTACGTCGTTTGACAAAAGCGCCGACAAAATAGCGGGGCGGTTTGCGAGATCGTCGGACAAAGAAAATAAAGGCAGGTTTACAAGGAGTGCGCCGAAAAGCATCGGCGTGAGCTTATCAAATATCGTCGAGACCGACGGGCTAAAAAACGTATTAAAGTCTACCGTGTCAGCCAACGTCTCACTGATAAAAACCATCCCACAAGAATACTTTAAGCGTGTCGAGCGCATTGTCTTTGATGGCGTAATCAACAAATCAACGGCCAAAAGCATGATCGATAAGATTTTAGAGACGTCAACAGTGACACGATCACGGGCACAGCTTATCGCACGCGACCAGACGGCAAAGCTAAACTCAGCATTAACACGAGAGCGTCAAATAGCTGTCGGTGTTAAAGAGTACGTTTGGCGTACGGCATCGGATGCCAGGGTGCGGCCAACGCACAAAAAAAACAACGGCAAGACGTTTCGCTGGGATAAGCCGCCTGCCGCTACGGGACATCCAGGACATGACATACAGTGCCGGTGTGTAGCGCAGGCAATTGTTGAGATATAAAAGGCAATAAAAATGTTGTTATTTGACCAAATTGAAAATGACGGGCTGACACCGCGCACGTATAGCGACGAAGGCTATATGACTGTGCCAGCAACGATTGCACGTACAGGCGTGCAGGAATACCTAAGCGCAGACATAGATAAAAGTAAGGCTCCGTCAACGTTTGAGATGCCGGAACGCCTGATGGTCTACCGGCCAGAATCAGAAGTATTTAGCAAAGAGTCGATGGCCTCATTTGCCAACAAGCCGGTCACAGACAATCATCCGCCGGAGCTTTTAACGTCTGAAAACGTCAGGCAATACAGCGTCGGCACATCGGATAGCAGCATTGATAGAAGCGGCGACATGATGACGACAACGCTACGAATCATGGACGCAGAAGCGATTAAAAGCATAGAGGGTGGTCGCTGCCAGCTATCTAACGGCTATCACTGTGACATTGACTGGACGGAAGGTATCACACCAACGGGCGTCAAATACGATGCAATACAGCGAAACATACGTGGCAACCATATCGCCCTGGTTGATGCGGGTAGAGCGGGGCCGGTTTGTTCGCTCGCTGACAGTGGCGATACATTAATCAATCGAGGTGGAAAAATGAACGAGCAAGAGCAAAAAAAGTACGATGATCTGAAAGAGAAGTACGACGAAATGAAGGCGGCCAAGGATAGCGAAAGTAAGAACATGGCATCTGACAAATATGATGACATGAAAGAAAAATACGATGATCTGAAAGCAAAGTACGACACGCTTGAAGGCAAATATGACGAGATGAAAGCGTCGAACGATGAGCATAAAGAAGAGAACGACGAGGAAAAGCTCGACGAAAAAGTAGCCGAGAAAATGGACGTTGTCGATTGCGCGATGAAAATTGATTCCGCATTTGAGTGGCGTGGAAAATCAACCAACAAGATCAAGCGTGAAGTCGTGGCGGGGCAGCACAAAGGCTCGACGTTTGACAGTAAGTCGGATGACTACATTGCCGCACGCTTTGATGCGTTAATTGAGGCACATAGCGGTAGCAACCTGCTTGACACCGCATTTGCAAAGTCAACATTTAGCACCGCAACAAACGACAAGGCATACGTTCCTGCCGACCAGGTGGCACGGAATAAACTCATCGAAAGCAATAAAACTGCATGGCAAGGAGGCGTAAAATGAGCGCACAAACAAGGTACGAGATTAATATAGAGGTCGCGTTGGCTGGTAATATTTACGCATTATCGCCGCGAAATGTAGTGTCATTTGCCGCTGAGACGACTGCCGCAATTGAGTTCGGCACAGTTGTTTCGCGTGGAACCGATGCAGACAACCAGGCCGTAGCTGGTGGAGCAGTGCCGCTGGGCATTGTTGTGAGAGAGCTGGCGCAAGAAGGCGCTGCTAACACTGGCGCTATTAATGTCACTAACACCGAGACGTTAGCGATCATGCGTGAGGGCTACATTTGGGCTATATGCCCCGCAGGCTGTGTGCCCAACGATCAGGTCACATACGACGCAGCAACAGGCGTGGTTGATGCTGGCGGTGTAACTGACTTAACCGGAGCAAGGTGGTACACAACCGCTGCGGCTGGTGAGCTTGCTGTTATCTCAATCGATATTTAATTAATTAAACAGGACTAATAATCATGCAAAAGTACAACGTAGGAAACGGTGCGACGTTGACCATTGATGGCGCTGCTGGAGAGATCAATGACAACGGCGATCAAATCGTCATGGACGGCGGTATTGTCAATGCAATCAATTTGGGCATTATGGATGCTGACGGGGCTTTCTTTTTTCAGCGCCAGCTTGAGCATATCAAAGCACGCTCATACGACGTTAAATATGCTGAGCTAAAAGCACGTAGCTTATTCCCTGTTAGCAATGATGGTGGCGATGGTATTACAAGCATCACTTATCGCACATACGATGAGACAGGGGCGGCAAAGATCATTAATGCTTATGCTGATGATTTACCTCGTGCTGATGTTGCGGGCATGGAAACGACTATACCCGTACGCACGGTGGGCATTAGTTACGGCTATAACATCGATGAGATACGCGCATCACAATTAACTAATCAGTCGTTAGATCAGCGCCGAGCTAATGCTGCTCGACGCGCTAATGAGCAAACGGTAAACGATACCGCATATTTCGGCAATGCGAAAAGTGGACTCCCTGGCTTGTTTAGCAACCCTAATGTTCCGGTGGGTGCGGTGGTTAATGGTGCTGGTGGGGCGTCTACTTTTGTAAGCAAAACGCCTGATGAAATTCTAGCTGACATCAATGGCTTGTTCTCTGACATCTTTGAGACGACTCTAATGGTTGAGTCTGGTAACACATTAATGCTCCCTGCGGAACAGTGGTCTTTTATTATGTCAACGGCTCGGAGCATAAACAGCGATACGACTATTGCTCAATATGTCGCGCAGAATAGTCCATTTTTAAAGAGCATTGACGACATCATTGCAGTTAATGAGTGTGGCAGCGCACGCAACCCGTTGTTTGCTGATGATGTAATGGTGGCATACGACCGTAACCCTGACAAAATGCAGCTAGAGATACCGGTTGAGCTTGAGTACTTGCCTGTCCAGCAGCGTAATCTTGAGTTTGTTATTCCTGGCCGCTCAAGACTGGCCGGTCTTAACATCTACTATCCGCTATCTATCGCAATCGGCACAGGTATTTAATTATGGCAGTAATACGCAACAACACGGCGCGACAGTTTAACGTCAAAAATCGCTTGGACGATGGCAGTATTGCCACTGTCCGCCTTGCGCCTGGCCTTAATGTTGTCAATGATGACCACTGGGCGATTGTCGGCGATTGTAAGTTTGTCGCTGATTTGGTGGACAAAGGTAGCATCAAAGTTGACGCGGAAACGGGCGGCGATGAGAAAGATGCTGACACCAAGAGCAAGTCTAAGGTGGTTCCGGCGGCAGGCAAGACTAACGACGTTAAGCCTGTTAAAACGACGAGCAAGTAATGGCATTAAGCATTGTCGATTTTCGTCTGCGTTATTGTGAGTTTGCCGACCCGATAGATGTGCCCGACGCAAAAATACAGATGTTTATTGACGATGCTATTGCTATTTATGTCGGCACGGATGAGCTTAGGTGGGGCGGTAAGTATGATATTGCATTGTCTTATATTACAGCTCACTTGATGACGATTGCCCGTGGCTCAGCCGGTGGCGACACTAGCGCAAACATCGGCGCAATCACGTCAAAGTCGGCCGGTGGGGTGTCGTTGTCTACGAGTGGTGGCGCAAGCTCTGGAGTGATGTCTCGTAGCGCGAACTTTCTGCTGTCTACGATTTACGGCCAGCAGTTTTTGACTATCCGTGATGTTTGCTTTGTTGGCGTCAGCGTTGCCAGCGCCCGCGTGCCAGTCTCAAGCCTTGGCAGGTTCTGATGGCGTTAAGATCGCGCACTAAGATAAAAAAGACACCTAAGCGCGTCGTTGATCGTGTAAACAAACTGAGCGAGATCAAAAAGGCTAAGCTCAAAGTAGCTGTGGGATTGCCAGCAGGCTCTAACGATTACCCTGATGGCACCTCATTAATCATGGTCGGCACGGTACATGAGTTTGGCAGTCCGGTAAAAGGCATTCCTGCGCGCAGTTTTCTGCGCGCAACGGTCAAGGGCAACAAGCGAAAATACAAGCGTGATATTGCCAAGATTGGCAAGCGCATTGTGTCGCGTGATTTTGATTTTAGAAAAGGTTTAAATACGTTGGGGCAGTTAGTGGCCAGTGATGTTGTAGAAAGAATATCGGGCGGAATAGCTCCAGCGCTTAAAAGTCGAGAAGGCACTGCACTGGTTGATACCGGGCACCTGCGCCAAAGCATCACCTACGAGCTTAACTAATGCCAATCAATGTCAGCAACGCCATCTGTTCGCTAACAGGTGAGATTGTTAGCGTTGAGAGAAGATCAGGCAGATATACAGACGGAATCTACAGCAGCAACCCCGTGCAGATATTTAGCGCACGAGCCAGTGTGCAGCAGCCTAGTGCGCAGGATTTAAAAGTATTGCCTGAGGGTGAGCGTAACGCTGATCTGTTGATGTTTTACTCACTAAAAGAATTGCGTGTTATCGATGACCGGCGCGGCACGCTCGCTGACATTGTTATGTATCAGGGTGAGCGCTACAAGATTGTTGCTCAGAAAAACTGGCAAGCATACGGTTACACGTCAGCCATTGGGGCAAGAATACAGCCGACGAGCGATGATATATGACCACATCACAGGCGCCAGTTTCAGCACTAAATAAGGTCATGCGCGATACCGTTAATTCGATTCTTGGCTTGAGTAATTTTACTATCGCAAGCAGACAAAAAGACGCGCCAAGGCCTATAGGTTCTTATGCTGACGTAGATTTTTTATCAGAGCAGGCGCTGAGCTGGTACGAGGAAGAATTAATACAGCAAGGCGCTGGCTCACTCAGTGTCACATATACCGACTTGCGAGAGATAACGTTTTCGCTGGGGTTCTATCGTGACGATGCTTTTGATAACGCCAGACGCTGCCATGTCGGATTGCAGCGTCAATCTATTCGGTCAGCATTTAACACAGCAAAAATAGGCTTAACGTCACGCTCTGATGTGCGTCAGATATCAGAAAATCTTGAGGACGGAATAGAGCAGCGCGCCCAATTTGATATAACGCTGAGCGTCGTCGGGCGTGATAGCGAGATCATCGGC